AGTTGACTGGGAGTTTATACGATACGGAGCAAATGAGGGGGATGATGTTTAAGAAAAAAAGAAATCCAGAGCGTGAACGCACTAGGATCGAGAAGCGGGTAGATTCTTTACCTACCTCAGAATTACTTCCTTGGACAGAGAATGCTCTGTATACAATTGGTCGTAACTTATCTGCTTGGCAAAAAAGTCAAAATGAAGCAACGTTAGAAGAGGCAAGAGTAGGCGCAGAAGCGCTTTACGTAATCCTAGAGGCATTAAAGAAACGACACGCTAATGAGCGAATTTGATCACGATGACCAGTTTGAAGAGATAGACCCTGAAGAAGAATTTCTTGAGGAAGAGGAAGAACTTCCTGAGGAAGAGCCTGATGAGTTAGACGAACTATCTAAAGAGTTCGTCAACGCGTTGGTAGAAAAAATCATGCAATTTCAAGAGATGCTTGTAGGACACAAGCTACACTCATATCAAGCTCCCTTGGCTAGACGAGTTATTGAGTCTGTAATCATTAATGACGGTGAAGAAGTAACTGCACTAGCTTCTCGTCAGTCGGGTAAGTCTGAGACTATTGCTAATACTGTAGCCACTCTTATGGTTATTCTCCCACGCCTTGCAAAGATGTACCCAGATTTGCTAGGTAAGTTTGGGGATGGTATTTGGGTTGGTATGTTTGCCCCAATTCAGTCTCAGGTAGAAACTCTTTACGGCCGTACCGTATCTCGCCTAACAAGTGAGCGGGTAGAAACATTAAATTAAAGCGAAGCGGCAGCACTCTTATGATGATGACTGCTAACCCTAGAGCTAAGATCGAATCTAAGTCGTTCCATTTAATTATTATTGATGAGTGTCAAGAAGCCGACGACTTCGTGGTATCCAAGTCTATTGCCCCTATGGGTGCGTACTACAATGCGACTATCGTTAAAACCGGAACACCTAGCACTATGAAGAATAACTTCTATAGAGCTATCCAATTAAACAAAAGACGTCAGACTGGTCGTTCTGCAAAACAAAACCACTTCCAGTGGGATTGGAAAGACGTAGCAAAGGTAAACCCAAACTATGAAAAGTTTATTAAAAAAGAAATGCTCCGAATTGGAGAAGACTCAGATGAGTTCCAGCTCTCCTATAACTGCAAGTGGCTGTTGGAACGAGGAATGTTCGTTACATCATCCATCATGGACGACCTTGGTGATACCTCTCAGGAGATTGTTAAGAGTTGGCACCGCTCACCGGTTGTGGTCGGAATTGACCCCGCAAGAAAGATGGACTCTACAGTTGTTACTGTTGTCTGGGTCGATTGGGATAGGCCTGATGAATTTGGCTATTATGACCATCGTGTTCTTAATTGGCTAGAAATCCAGGGCGATGACTGGGAAGAACAATACTTCCAGATTGTAAATTTTTTAGGTAACTATGACGTTCTTGCCATCGGGGTAGACTCTAACGGTGTTGGAGATGCGGTAGCTGGACGCTTAAAGATCCTTATGCCCAGAGCAGAGGTAGTCCCTATAACATCAAGCCCAACTGAGCAGTCTAAACGTTGGAAACACCTTCAGGCGCTTATTCAACGTCAAATGGTTTCCTGGCCTGCCCATGCAAAAACTCGTCGCCTACGTCTTTGGAAGAAGTTCTATCAACAAATGACTGATGCAGAAGTTCAGTATAAGGGGCCAAATTTTATGGTTTCTGCTCCAGATGAGGACATGGTGATGCCTACGGTCGAGGTTAGTTCTTCCCCATTTTTTTCCTAATTTAGCATTTAAAAACTAATCTAAGGGTGGAGACTTATACCCGAGGACCCTCAATCCCTATGCATAAGGAGTAATCATGGCAGTAGAAAACATTGCCCCAACACCTCAGTTCCCTGAAAAGGTTGGCGCAACATATGAAAGAAAGATGGCAGGAGCAATGCCTGGCCAACGTGGCCCACTTCGTTTTGAAGAAGGTATCGCAACTGACACAGACGTCCCAAGTGATTTTCAGGTGGGACTAGATCAAGGATACGACACCCCAGCTGGTCGTCCAAACCACAATAATAATGTGTTTGAGAAGTATCCTGAAGAGACAATGAAGCAGCGTGCACATGTAGGCTCAGCCGCATGGGTAGAAGCACCAACATACCTAGGTGAATTCTCACAAGGTAACTTCGGAGATCATTCTCAGGTAGTTATCGAAGAAGTCATCCGTTCAGGTGGTCGCTACCAACGCATGAATCCTGCACAAGTCGAAGACTAAATATAGTAGACTGTATAGGCTCCCAGCCTCGTACCCCTTCTCCGAGGCTGGGTGCCTTTACTAACAGGAGGATTAAATGGCAGACGTTCCCGCAAATCCAAAGTTATGGAATTTGTTGCTTCGACAAGCTAAAGCAAAATATCCTTCTCATGGTAAGAACCTAGCGTTTCCAGCTTCCAAATGGTTGCGAGATGAATACGCTAGACAAGGGGGAAAGTTTGTAGCTTCTAAGAAAGAGATTGATCCTAAATTACGTGATGTAAAGCAGGAACAAGAAGACTCTAAGAAGAGAAAACTTGCAGAAAAGAAAAAGAAACAAAAGCAATTAGGATTTTTAAACTAAGATGGGGAGTTGTGAATAATGGCTGGTGGTATTGATTTTTCACCTCCCAGTTACAGAGCTGCGTCCTCTGACTTAACTATCTCCATTTCACCACTTGGTCTGGTAGAACTTGCAGATGAAGAATTTGAAGTACACGGTCCCCGCCTAAACCGCTATTCATTAAACTGGGCAATGTATCTCGGACACCACTGGTCTTATCGTCGTGAAATTGGCGAATCTCAAATGGTGTACAACTATTACCGAGCATTTACAGATTACATCATTAACTTTACTTTTGGACGTGGAGCGTCATTCCGTAGTCCTTCAGAAACCGAAGCTGTTATTCCAGACATCCTAAAGCGTGTGTGGGAAACAGATAATGACAAGCATTCAATTATGTGGGAAATGGGACAGCAAGGCGGAGTCTCAGGTGACTGCTTTGTTAAGGTTGCCTATGAAGAGGGATATGAAGACAGTATTGGACGTTTCCATCCAGGACGTGTGCGTATCCTCCCACTTAACTCTTCTTTCTGTTTTCCAGAGTTTCACCCACATGACCGTACCCGTTTAATTCGTTTTAAGCTTAAGTATCGTTTCTGGGGTACCTCAGCCGAAGGTACTCGACAGGTGTACACATATACTGAAATTCTTACCGATGATCGTATTGAAGAGTACATCAACGATGAAATCATTGACTCACGCCCTAACCCTATTGGCGTAGTCCCAGTAATTCATATCCCTAACGTACGTGTATCAGGATCCCCATGGGGACTTTCAGACTGCCATGACATCATTGTTCTTAATCGTAACTATAACGAAGTAGCAACAGATATCGCAGACATTGTCAACTACCATGCGGCACCCGTTACAGTTATCACCGGTGCTAAGGCCTCTTCCCTTGAAAAAGGTCCGAAGAAGGTCTGGGGCGGTCTTCCAAAAGACGCCCAAGTCTTTAACCTAGAAGGTGGCGGACAAGGCCTTCAAGGTGCAATGGAGTACCTAAAGATAATCAAGACAGCTATGCATGAAATGATTGGTGTTCCAGAAACTGCTCTTGGACAAGTACAACCGATCTCAAACACCTCAGGTGTTGCACTTTCTATTCAATACCAGCCATTGATGAATCGTTATCAACAGAAAATGATTCAATACGGTGAGGGTATGCAAAGAATTAACGAGCTAGTTCTTTTAACCCTAGCTTTTAAAGAACCAGAAGTATTTACCTATAACCCATTGATCAATGGACCTATTAAGCCAAATCAACTTCCACAACTTGATCCTAATGATCCTTCAACCTTCCGCACCCAGGTTCACTTCCCACCTCCACTACCTCTAGACAAGTTGATTGTTCTCAACGAAATCCAGACCAAGATGGGTATGGGACTAGAGAGCCGTGAGGGTGCTTTGCGTCAGCTAGGCGAAGAGTTCCCAGATGAAAAGCTAGAGGAAATTCGTGCAGAACTTATCTCCGATGCCAAGGCAGACGGAGCTCTACAGCTAATCAAGACTCAAATTACCGCGTCTATCGCATCCCTAACCGGCATGCTTCCTGATGGCGAAATGCCTCCTGGAGCTCAACCTGGAGAAGGCGTAGGACCTGGACCAACAGGACAGCCTGGAGTAATCAGCCCAATGGAAGAGGGTGTGCTTCAAGAGCTGCAGCAAGTACAAGTAGATCTGGTAACAAAGGCGTACGGAACAACCATTCCTAAGAACAGGACTCCGGACGAAGACAAACCAGAATAATAAGTTTAGGCAGACAAATTAGCGATAATTTGGAAGCCTATTACCACCTAACAATCCGCAGGTCATCGTGGCATTAAATCGGACAACGACCTCTTAACCTAAAGGATAACGCATGGCTGAAACAAAGAACATAGTTGATACGCCGGAAGCTCAGGAAGCATTTCTTACTGACGTTCCAGTAGCAACTGAAACAAAAGTAACACCTATTAGCAACACCGAGCTCTTGACAGACAAGGCTTATACAGAAGAAGATCTAAAGCGAGTAAGAGAGCAAGAAAAATCAAAGCTCTATCCGCAAATTGATTCTTTAAAAGAAGAACTAACTATCCTCAAAAAAGAGCGTGAAGAACGCTTGTCTCAAATGGAAGCTGAAAAAGCTGCTGCTGAGGAAGAAGCCCGTAAGAAGGCTGAATCTGAAATGGATGTTCGTCAACTTCTTGAAGTTAAAGAACAAGAGTGGGCTCAGAAGTTGGAAGCGGAACGCACAGAGCGTGAACGTGCTTTCACTCTTCTAGAGCGTGAGCGTCAGTATGCGGAACTCACAGAGTATCGCAATCGCCGCCTAGAAGATGAGCGTGAGAACATCATGCCTGAGCTAGTAGATCTCATTTCAGGAAACACCCCTGAAGAAATTGAACAGAGTATTACAGGACTTCGTGAACGTAGTTCACGGATCTTGGAATCGGCGCAATCTGCAATGCAGAGTGCCCGCAAAGAAATGACAGGGAGTCGTGTAACAGCGCCCCCATCCGGACCGATGGACACTAATATGGACCAACAACAGTTTACTGCGGAACAAATTGCCGCAATGTCGGTTACCGAATACGCAAAATACCGAGGTAAGCTGCTGGGTAAATCAGCATCTGACCGAGGCAAGGGAATCTTCGGGTAAGAAGTTACCTAACCAATTTAAATCTAACTAAGGAGTAAAACCGACATGGCATCAGCCGTAACAGGTACCGGCAATTTAGCCGCAGCACCTACAGCGTACTCTGGCTCCAACAGCCAGCTTACACAAGCAATTCAGACCATCTGGTCAAAGGAAATTCTTTTCCAGTCAATGCCTATTCTTCGCTTCGAACAGTTCGCTGTTAAGAAGACAGAACTAGGAGTTGCACCTGGTCTCCAGATCAACTTTATGCGTTACAACAACCTTGGCTTCGCATCTTCACTAGTTGAAGGTGTTCGTATGTCAACTAACGCACTAACCGCTCAACAGTTCTCAATCACAGTTGCAGAGCATGGCTATGCAATTGCTGTATCTGAGCTTCTATTGAACGCATCATTCGATGACGTAATGGCTTCAGCCTCACGTCTTCTTGGCCGTAACATGGCTCTTTACCTTGATGGACAGGCTCGTGACACACTTATGGCTGCATCTTCAGTCATCTACGGTTATGACCGCACATCACTAAACGCAGTCAACAACTGGTATGACTACGGTACAAAGGGTACTTCACGTGCATCTTTGACCGGTGCATTTGATCTCACAACAGCAACCGTTAAGGACGCAGTAGAGACACTTGCAACAAAGAACATCCCTCGCCTAGGTGAGACATATGTTGCTTTCGTTCACCCACACCAGAGCCGCAAGCTTCGTGACAACGCTGAGTTCATCGAAGTTACAAAGTACGCAGCTCCAGGAAACTTCATGCTAGGTGAAATCGGTCGTCTATACGACACAGTATTCATCGAAACAACACAGATTGAAAAGGTTGCAGGCGGAGCTGGCTCAGGCTACTCAGCTGATACTGCAATTGCTGCAGGATCAATCTCCTACCCAACAGGTGGCGGATACACAACCCCAGCAACAAAGACCGGTAACGGTAACAAGGACCGCTACACAGCTATCTTCATTGGAGATAACGCATTCGGTCACGCAATCTCTCTTCCAGTCGAACTCCGCGATGGCGGTATTCTTGACTTCGGTCGTGAGCATGCTCTTGCTTGGTACTCAATCTTCGGTCTT